GTGTAGGCGCGGTCCGGTGAAATCGCTCTACAACCCGTACATGCACCCAAGGGCGGCGCGAGCGTTAGCGGCTGAGGGAAAGATAGGGCCGGAGATTGCGAAGTGTATGGGTGTCTCGCCTAGGACGCTGACCAATTGGGCGCTCAAGTACACTGAGTTTGCGGATGCGCTCGCGGAGGGTAAGCATGGGCCGGACGAAGAGGTAGAAGCGGCGCTGTTCGACCGAGCTCGGGGATACGACTATCGGGAAGAGGTAGTAGACAGGAACGGCGACGTGCATGCCGTTAAGAGGCACCTACCGCCGGATACTGCCGCGTGCAAATTTTGGCTAACGAACCGGAAGGGAGAAGTTTGGAAGCATGTCCGAGCGGTTGAGTCCGTCCAGAACGTCGAAGCCCTCGTCCTTCAGCTCCTCAGATCGGATTCCTTCGGAGTTGTCCGGCAAATCCTTGCCGAAGCTGCGCGAGTCAGCCCCGACCTTCGACAGCGGGCGGTATCTGCACTCGCTGGCATCGACAGCGGTCTCGCAATCACTTCTGGAGACGGTGGACCCGGTGACGTTCGTGCGTCGGGCGGGGCTGGAGCCGGGAAAGGACCAGATCCCGTTCCTGGAGTGTGACGACACCTATCAGATACTGACGTGTTGCCGGCAGTGGGGTAAGTCAACGCTGGCGGGAGCGAAAGCATGGCGCAAGGCGGTACAGGAGCCGGGGTCGCTGATATTGATCTTTGCGGCAGCTGAGCGGCAGTCGATTGAGATGTTACGCAAGGCAAAGGACCTTGGGTCTATACGCAAGGACGACGTTGACGCTACGCGAGACAACCAGACGATGGTCGAGTTTGCGAACGGGTCGAGGATAGTTGCCTTACCGGCGAATCACGCGAAGGTGAGGTCCTTTTCAGCTCCTGACATGATGATTATTGACGAAGCGGCTGTGGTGCCGGATGCGTTGTATCGGAGTGTACGTCCGATGAGGGCGACGAAGCCGGACTCTCCGTTGATTTTGATGAGCTCTCCGTTTGGCAAGCAGGGTTTTTTTTACAGAGCATGGGCGAATCCATCTGGGATCTGGACCAAGTTTTCGGTGACTGGGCATGAATGTCCGAGGATTACGAAGGATTTCTTGGAGGTTGAGCGGGATGAGCTTGGTCCTATATGGTTTGAGCAGGAGTATGAGTGCAAGTTCATTGATTTGATGACAGCGATTTTTACTGACGAAATGATTAGTGAGGCGATGTCTACGGACAAGTCACCGTTGTTTGCTACGACTGACAGCATTCCTGTGGCGGCAGACAAGTCACCGTTATTTGCCCGTGGCTGAGGTCAGATGACGAGGTTTGGGGTCGGCGTGGACTTTGGCAAGAGGACTGACCATGCGGCTATAGCCACCCTGGAGGCTGAGCCAGTACTTCAGACGATAGAGGCCCTACCAGGGACGTACGAGGCTTACACGTCCCCTATGCGCTACGTTACGACTATGAGTGTAGTCGACATACGGAGGATACCTCTAGGGACACGTTATCACGCTATTGTTGACATGGTGGAGATGGTACTGGACCATCCGCAAGTAGCTCCCGACCATGTTCTTGTATGTGACGCAACTGGGGTGGGGGAGCCGATCATTGAGATCATGCAGGAGCGCAATCTATTACCCGTGCCGATTTTGATTCATGGTGGGAAGGAAGTGAGCAAGCACGACTCGGGGTATTCGGTCCCATTACGAGACCTGGCCATCAAGGCGCAATCGATGATGCAGTCGAACCGGCTGAGGATTGTTCCTGGGATCGTTCATGACGACCAGGACATGTCTGAGATCCTGATCAAGGAGCTCAGGGCTTACCAGATGAAGATGCGAACTAATCCGATGACAGGCAAGTCGCATGACCACTACGAGGCCATGCTGGAGTCGACGCACGACGACTGTGTGATGGCTATGATGCTAAGTGCGTGGTACTTGGGTAAGGTGGGGCCCTCTGTTGATGAGGTAGCGCCTGATCACGTTCATCTTGATGATGATTACGATCCGTTGAATGAGCAGAGAAGTTCCGAGAAGGATATAGCCTCGTTGCCAGATCCTCTTGGAAGACGTAGGCTGGTTGACAGTCGGGGATGAGTGACGTATAGTGAGTGACATAGAGGCCCGCGCTCCCTCCTCCAAGGCAAGCGCGATGCGCCTTCCTCAGTTCTCTGTGCTCAGTAATACTGAGCGTCAGGAAGTAGCTGAGAGGCTAAAATCCACGTTCGAGCAGCTACGAAAGCGTCGTGACCGCATTGAGAAGGAATGGGTCGATGCTGCGCGTTACATAGCTCCGTCTCGTCAGTTTAAGGGCGGGGAAATCATGGCGCACCACGACATGGCGGGCAAGAGGCGCGGAACTGACGTCTATGACGGCTCACCTGTCTACTACGTGAACCAGATGGTCAATGGTCTGATCGGCCAGACGGCCAATCCTGCCCAGGAGTGGGCTCGATTCACGGTACGGAACCCTGAGGTGGAGAATGACGTCGAGGTACAGGCGTGGGCACACAAATTTGCCAAGCATATCTACGCTCAGTACCGGAGAGCGAACTTTTACGAGGAATTAGGTCCGACTGTTGAGGATGGAGCGACGATATGCACGGCAACGATGCACATCGACGATGATCTGACTAACGATATGCCGGTTTTTACGGCAATTCATCCGTATGCGGTCTATATCGACGAGAACAGGCACCACCAGGTGGACACCTGGTATCGGCCGTTCCAGATGAGTGCGAGAAACGCGATCGAGATGTTCCCCGGGGACCGATTGAGCGACCGATTGGTGAAGTCGGCGGAAGATCCGAAGACTCACCTCGACATGTTCGAGTTCTTACATGTTGTCGAGCCCAGAAAGGGTGGTGATCACCCGTTAGATCCACTGAGGATGCCGTTCGCCTCCTGGTACATGGAGATTAACGAGAAGGACGTCATTGAGGAGGGGGGACACGTCGAGTCACCGTACGTGACGTGGCGCTGGCGCAAGAACTCAGGAGAGGTATACGGGCGCGGTCCGGGGCTAGATGCCCTGGTTGATGTGATGACGCTCAACCACCACGCCAAGAACATGTTAACAGTAGGTGACCTGGCTGCCAAGCCCCCGTATCAGATACCCAGAGAGATGCGAGGACGGGAGCAAATAAGGCCAGACGGCCGAAACTACTACGATCTGGACGCGAATCGGATGATCAGACCCCTTGTTACCGGTGTTCAGTACCCGATTGGCAAGGATTTACTGGATGATCTACGAAACATTATTAGGCAGCACTACCTCGTAGACTTTTTTGTAATGATGCAGGTCCGTCAGGGCAAGACGATGACTGCTACCGAGGTCGAGCAGCTCCGTGCTGAGCAGGCCAACGTCCTTGGACCTACGGTAGCGAGGCAGTCCTCAGAGCTCTATGATCCCATGTTCCAGCGCGTCATGGTCCTTGAGATGCGGTCTGGGCGGATGCCTGCCCCTCCGGACGCAGTGACGTTGTCCGGTGTCGAGCTGGACATCGAGTACGTAGGTGCTCTGTTTCAGGCCCAGAAGGACCAGGTGGAGATGGGGAGGCTCAACAGGACCCTTGCTGAGGCTGCTCAGGTGTTCCAGATCAAGCCTGAGACCATGGACAAGGTGAACTGGGACAGCTGGATCGACCTCATCTTTGAACGGAACGGGCTATCACAGGACCTGATATTCGACATGAGAGAGGTAGCGGAGAGGCGAAAGTCGCGTGCTGAGGCTACTGCCGAGCAGACTCAGCTCAACCAGGAAGAGCAGATCGCCAATACTGATGCTGCTCGCGGAAGAATAGCGAGCTGAGGTGGCATCATGGCCCCGACTACCAGTACAGGTAGATGACGATCAGCCAGGCGTCAGCGTTGGTCCAGACGGAGAATCCAAACGTGAGAGCCGCCGCCGTAGGGCTTTGGAAATCGAGCGCCGTCGCCGATATCGAGCGGTCTTTCTCGAAAGCCCATACGGACCATGGGTCCTGCGACATCTGGCCGAGGATCTCGGCTACTTCAGAACCGAGGGAGCAAGAGCGGTGTCTGGAGATGATGAGATAACGAGTCGTGAGTTGATCGAGTCAAACATCATACGTCGAGTCC